GAGTTTCCTGAACTGGAGACACGTGTTGAGATATTGCAATACGAGATAGGACAGAGATATGCTACAATCGCTCATCGGACCAGTAACAGGTCTACTTGATAAGTTTATTGAAGACAAAGACCAGAAGGCAATGCTTGCACATGAGTTAGCTACAATGGCTGACAAGCAAGCTAACAGTATTGCACTGGCGCAGATAGAAGTGAATAAGATGGAAGCTGCTTCAGGCTCTATCTTTAAAGGTGGATGGAGACCCTTCATTGGATGGGTATGCGGTATAGCGTTTGCATATCACTTTGTTTTACAGCCGCTGATTATCTTCGGTGTCAGTGTTGCTGGCATAGATGTTCCAGAACTACCAGAGTTTGACATGTCAACACTTCTTACGGTTCTTGGTGGACTACTTGGACTAGGAACATTACGCACTTATGAAAAATCAAAAGGCTTATCCAAGTGAGTTCCAAACAAATACTAGAGTGGAAAATTATTCCACGCTTTATGATGCTAGTAATAACTCTAATGAGTTGGCGTTGTGCGGAGTGGTTTATGAACTTGGAAGACCCGACAGCACCACAGTCAGCTTTTGTAAGCGTTGTAATGGGTGCTATGACAGGTGCATTTGGAATTTGGATGGGCAACGAGCATAAGAAGACTTAACAGATGAAATACGATAAAAGCATATTCATACAAAAACTAATTGAACATGAAGGTTTAGTGCTTCAAGTTTATAAAGATAGCTTGGGCATTGACACTATTGGAATTGGTAGAAACCTAGAAGACCGTGGCATCAGTGACCAAGAACTGGAAGACATGGGAATTGCCAGCATTGACCACGTGTATTCATTTGGCATTACAGAAGCAGATGCCATACTTCTAGCAGAGAATGACGTACAGATTGTTGAGAAAGAACTGCTGGATGCCCATCCTTGCATCGCAGGATTAGACGCTGTACGTCAACTTGTACTCATGGACATGGCATTTAATATGGGTGTGCCTCGTCTGTGTAAGTTTAAAAAGATGTGGGCTGCTATACACGATAATAATTTTACAGTTGCATCAAAAGAAATGCTTGACAGCAGGTGGGCAAGTCAGGTAAAATCACGTAGTACAAAATTAGCACACGCAATGTATTCAGGAGAAATGCAATGAAACTATGTAAAGGTTGTAAGACACCTGCTAAATGCAAGAAGGCAAAGGCTTGCTTGAAAAAGGGTAAGTAAATGGCTAGAGAGTTAAACGAAAAGCAACAGAAGTTTTTAGATGTACTGTTTGACGAAGCAGGTGGTGACATGGTTGCCGCTAAGAAACTTGCTGGCTATTCTGACGGTACACCTACTACATCTATTGTAAAAGGTTTAAAAGAAGAAATTCTTGAAGCCACTCAAATGTACATGGCACGTAATGCGCCAAAAGCTGCACTTGCTATGACAGGTGCGCTGTACGACCCAACTGAACTGGGTATTCGTGATAAGATGGCTGCTGCTAAAGAACTGCTTGACCGTGTAGGTTTGGTAAAAACAGAAAAGATGGAAGTCAAAACAAGTGGCGGTGTTATGCTTATGCCACCTAAAGCTGTAGCAGAAGAAGACGATGAGTAGAAGTATAGGCAAATGGAAACTTCCACAGCCGACAGATATTAAAGAAGAAAACGAATGGGTACAGATACCACGCATAGCACGGACTGTACCATTTGGTTACAAGTTAAATGAAGAAGACCCTGACCTTCTTGACCCCATTAAACTAGAACTTGACTTACTTGAAAAGGCAAGACAACACGTTAATCAGTATTCTTATCGTGAAGTAGCAAACTGGTTAAGTAAAAATAGCGGCAGATATATATCGCATGTGGGATTAAGGAAACGGTTGAGTCATGAACGACAGCGTAAGAACCAAGCTGCAAGCCTCGTTAAATGGGCAGAGTATGCGAAAAAGGCAATCGCCAAAGCGGAAGCCCTCAAAGAAGAAAGAACAGGCGCAAAAGCCAGCGGTTAATATACAAGAAGTTTCATATGAAACACAGCAGTATGAAACTGCTAAAATTGAAGAGACAGCAAACGTACTCTTCAAACCTAACCCCGGACCACAGACAGAATTTCTTGCCGCATCGGAACGTGAAGTTCTTTATGGCGGTAGTGCAGGGGGCGGTAAGTCATACGCCATGCTTGCTGACCCACTTCGATATATGGGGCATCCACAGTTTAGTGGATTGATGTTACGACATACAACTGAAGAACTGCGAGAACTTATATTTAAATCGCAGGAGTTGTACCCAAAAATCTGGCCCGGTATTAAGTGGTCAGAACGAAAGATGCAGTGGACTGCACCATCTGGCGCAAGGTTGTGGATGTCTTATCTGGATAGAGATGAAGATGTCTTGCGTTATCAGGGTCTGGCATTTAGCTGGATAGGGTTTGACGAATTAACACAGTGGTCCACACCCTACGCATGGAACTATATGCGTTCTCGTCTAAGGTCCACTGCACCAGACTTGCCAATCTTTATGAGGGCAACAACTAACCCCGGTGGACGGGGACATCATTGGGTCAAGAAAATGTTCATTGACCCTGCCCCATATGGAAAGGCATTCGATGCGACAGACATTGAAACAGGAGAGGTGTTACGATACCCAGCTGGACATGAGAAAGCTGGAAAGTCTTTATTTAAAAGACGCTTTATCCCTGCAAGACTATCTGATAACCCATACCTCTCTTCGGGCGGTGATTACGAAGCCATGCTTCTCTCCCTACCAGAGCAACAGCGTAGGCAGCTTCTGGAAGGAGATTGGGACATTAAAGAAGGAGCAGCCTTTACTGAGTTCAATCGTGATATTCATGTTATTGAACCTTTTCACATCCCTAGTAACTGGGTTAAGTTTAGGGCTTGTGATTATGGCTACGGGTCTTTTTCTGGCGTACTTTGGTTTGCAGTCGCACCTTCAGAACAACTTATCGTCTACAGAGAACTTTACGTATCAAAGATACTTGCAACAGACTTGGCTGAAATAATATTAGATTTGGAGGCAGCAGATGGCAACATCAAGTACGGGGTTCTTGATTCTTCTCTTTGGCATAAGCGTGGGGATACTGGTCCTAGCCTTGCTGAACAAATGATTCAAAGAGGATGTCGTTGGAGACCTTCAGATAGAAGTAAAGGTAGTCGCGTAGCTGGTAAAAACGAAATACACCGTAGACTACAGGTAGATGAATACACAGAGGAACCAAGACTTGTCTTCTTTAATAATTGCACGAACATTGTCGCACAGTTACCGTCCTTGCCCATTGACAAAAAGAATCCAGAAGATATTGACACGCATTCAGAAGACCACTTGTATGATGCGCTAAGATATGGTATAATGTCAAGACCAAGGTTCAGTATATTTGATTATGACCCTATGGGAAGACCGGGCGGTGGAATGCGCGTAGCAGATGCAACATTTGGATACTAAGGAATTAAAACATGGCTGATGATGATATCATGATTGAAGATGATGCAATTGCATTAGAAGATACAGATGATTCTGTACAAGAAGATGTTGGCATTTCTTCCATCATACCATTTATTCAGGAACGATATCAAAAAGCAGAAGACTATCGCTATCAAGATGAAGAGCGTTGGATTCGTGCTTATCGTAACTATCGTGGCTTATATGGTCCAGATGTACAGTTTACAGAAGCAGAAAAATCACGTGTATTTGTAAAGGTTACTAAAACAAAAACACTCGCTGCTTATGGTCAGATTGTAGATGTATTGTTTGCTAACAATCGTTTTCCACTTTCGATTGACCCAACTGAATTACCAGAAGGCGTAGTTGCTGATGTACACTTTGACCCACAAGAGCCAGACCAGTTACGTGAGCAAGAAGATTTAGCAAGTCCATATGGCTTTAAAGGTGATGGCAGAGATTTACCTGCTGGTGCTACAGCTAAAACATTAACAGAAAAACTTGGACCACTTGAACAAAAACTAGATAGTGTTCAAGATAAACTGAAAGAAGGTCCGGGACAAACACCTACTGCTATTGAATTTAGCCCAGCTATGGTTGCAGCTAAAAAGATGCAGAAGAAAATTCATGACCAA